ATCTTGATCAGGAGAACCACCATGGTTGAAAGTAGTCCCGCTATCACTGTGCCTGCTGTCATTATGATTGTTGTCTTAGATGATTTCTGTCCCGTCAGCATGTCCTCGTTCATCCTCTTCAGTGATTGTTCGATCGCTGAAAGCCTGTCGTGCAATCCCTTGTATCTCTCTGCACAAAGGTCCACGTGTGCTTCTAGGTTCTGTTTCTCTAGTTCTGTTGTGTGTTCACCCATAAATCCTTTTAATTCTTTTTTGAGGTTCCGTACCTCCGTTATTAGAGCCTGTAGTTGAGCCTGTTCCATGCCTATGTGTGCCTTTGTTTGATTTTGTTCTTGTTGCCTAATCTATGCTGTTATTTATTATATTCACCCGCGAAAGAAAAGTACGTGTTTATGACCCCACCCGCCAGTGCGCCTATCACCTTCTGTTCATCAGTGCCCTTCAGGTCCTGTGTGACGAACGTCTGTATGGGCATGTGGGCGGTGTTGGTGCAGTCCGTGATCACGGGCACGAGGTTGAAGTCCTCCACCAGGTTCTCGGTTGGGTCACCGATGTCACCGTACACCCCCGTCTGCTCAGTGAAGAACTGGAAGTGCCATGTGTTGTGTTGGCCCTCGTAGTAGGAGCCAAAATTGTAGTTGCCCAGGGTCGGCAGTTCTATTTTCTGTGGAGGTACCTCCCATGTCACGTTACCCCTCATCTGTAGGATCTGTATCATGGTGTCGAAGTTGCTGTTCTGGTCACGTGCCATGGCCAGGCTGTGCCGGTCGTCTATGACTTCACCAGTGTTGGTCTTGAATGGGAACTGCTGTCTCAGGTTGCCGTTGTCCGTTATGTCTACCAGCGTGTGGACTCTGAATTCGTACATGTTAATCCTGTTCTTCCACCCTGTTCCAGTACTGCCAGTCGGGCTCCAGGTAGTCGTCCAGCTGTTGCTGTCTGTCCGGGTTCTCCTTCAACCAGGCCTTCAGTTCCTTGACACCCTTGTCCTCCAGTTTCTTTATGTCGGGTTTGGTGTGTCGCAGTGCCTTCTCGTGTGGTATGTTGCCGAAGCACAACAGGCCGTTGTCCTTGGCGAATTTTATTATCCTGTCATTGAGACCATCATCACACTTGATCAGGTGTTGTGGTTTGACCTGTTCCATGATGTCATGGTACCTCAGTGTGCCCCTGCCGAAGTGTGGCCACTGTTCCATTATCTTGTCGTTGGCCCACCAGCCGTACCATGGCATGAAGTAGAACATGTCCTTGATCCCTGACCACCAACGCTCCTCTGGGTCACGTATCAGCGTGAACACCTCGCTCTGGTCCTCGCACCGGTCGAACGGTGGTTGCTGTAGGATTAATTCTGGGTTGTAGTCCCTCCACAACCATCTCTTGATGTTCCTGCCACCACACACGTCATGGTCCAGGTATCGCATCCTCTTCAGGTTCGTGAACCCCTTGGGCATGTGTTCGTCCTTGGGCATGGCGTATATGCGAGGCGTCTTGTCCCTCAGTTGTGAATCCGGACTTGTTACTATCTTTATTGCTTCTTGTAGGTGTGAGGGCATGTGATTATTTAATCGTTAAAAAAGGGCGAACAAATTAATGCCCGCCCTTTGGTAATTGTGTATCAGTCTAATTGGATTAGAATGATGCCGCCGTAGCCGCTACAACAGTCGCTGATGATAGGTTCACTGAACCTGCACCAACTGATGTTAACAGTCTTACTACAGTTTGTAGGTATGCCGCAAAAGCCTCAGAGTTAGAACCATCGTACGTGTCAGTTCCGAACTCACCTTCGAACACCATGTCAAATACTTGACCTGCGTTTGAACCATCACTTCTTAATGCTGTGATGATGATTGGAGTTGCCTCTTGCGTCATTGTCGCTATTGCCGCCTGTACCGCACCCAGTGGTCCCATCTCAGTAGATGAAAAGTCTGTACCGTTGACTACGAAGTCAACTGTGACAGCCGTGATCGTCTTACCTGAAAGGTGATCAGTGGTGTTTAGTTTAGTTGGGTTTACTTTAGTTGTCATTGTGTATTATCTCCTATGCTATACTATTAAACAGCGATTGTTAAAGTTTTAACAGTTACAGTCGCAGTTGAGAAGTCAGCAGTGTTTCTTGGAGTGGCACTTGCCGCTCTTCCTGCCGTGTCAACCGCTCTGATTGCATCTCTAAGACCATTCGCAGTGATGTGGCTAGCAGTGTCCAAACTGTCAGTTCTTACCATGTAAGTACATTCTGTGTTTGAGTTTCCTAACGGACCTTGGGCCAAGATGTTGATTCCTTGGTTCATGATAGCCGCTTGTACTAGTGCTAAACCAGCCGCAGTTGAATCCGCTTGTGGATCACCTGTCTCTGAGTTCATTGCGTTGATGAAGTCAACTGTGAAGTATGTTACATCTACACCTTCCATCTCTGCCGCAACAGGTAGAGCTGTAAAGTTATTTCTTGATATTGTCATTGTTTTATTCTCCTAATTGTTTGTGTGGATTACAGTTCTAAGTTCTCGATCTTAGCTGTTGTACCCGAATCGTTTAAGTCGATACCGTCAACCGTTCCAAGTGCTTTAAGTGCCGCTAGTAGTGTTCCTACTGAAGTACCGTCTGCGCCTGACTCAGTTAATGTGAAAGAACCACCCGATGATGCTGGTGCACCAACGAACATGTCTGTACCTTCAACGATGTATGTTTTAGAAGCATTCGTGTCGAACAATGGTCCAGCACCTACGATGTTACCGTACTGTCTTACTGTGTTCTCGATTGCGTTTGCTGTCTCATTTTTCAATAGGTGATTCGCTAATTCCTCACCTGCATCGATCGTAATGAACTCCAACTCTTTACCTAATAAAGATCCTGTTGCCGCTACGAAAGTAGTGTTGTTTTCTGTTGCCATTTTAAATCCTCCTTTTTTCTGATTATAATGACTATGACCCCGCTCAGGGATCAAGTTGCAAGTATTTATAGGTTATTTTGGTAAATTATGCTGTAATATTACTTTTTAAGCCAAATCTCATCACTTCTAGTGCGTACTTGGAACCGGTAGCCCAGATCCCTCAGTATTCGCTTGGACTCCTCAACGATCTTTGGTCTCTTCCTCTGTTTCATCTCGATGTTGATCACGGGATCGTTCTTGCTCAAGGTCTCCCTGGCACCGTTCAGCAGTGCTATCTCGAAGCCGTCCACGTCTATCTTGATGTAGTCCACGTCGGTCAGACCAAAACTGTCCAAGGTGCGACATTGTATGTCACCGTCCCTGGGTGAGGTGTCTCCCACTATTTCATTTAGGTGTGTGGCATTCATGCCCTGGGTCACGGTGTGTGCATGATCACTCAGTCCAAATGGAAACAGCGTGACGTTTGATTCCGTTATGTTCTTGTTGAAGCACTCCCTGAAGTTGGGATTGGGTTCGAAGCAGATCACACTGTCAAACCTCTTGGCCAGGGGTCTGGTCCACTGTCCCACGTTGCTACCTATGTCCAGGCAGTTCCGCCATTGTTTGACGTGGGGCATTCCTGACTCCCTCTGTGCTTGTTGCCCATCGCCCGCGTCCTCTAGGAATGTGGGTTCGGTGTGCGATCCATAGAAGACCCAGAAACTATTTTCTGTGGTCATTACAGTTCCTTGAACTTTCTCTGTATGTCAGTGTTGGGCAGTTTGGCCTGTAGCAGTTGTTTCAGCTTGGCCAGGGTGTGTGCCTTGGTCCTTGTGTCCAGTGTGGTGTAGCTGGCCACGGCCCGCCTCACGTTACGGTAGTTGGCGTCCGTTATGTTCAGTGCCCGTTCCAACTGTGTTAAGTTTTTGAAATGCTCTTCCCAACTCCTCAGGTATCTCCTCACGGCCATTACAGCCACGGGTTGCCTCTGTCTCATGGCCTGTGCTTGGTCCTTGTTCTTGAGCTTCTTCGTTATCTCTGTGTCACCTGCTACTATGGACAGCATGTTTGCTAGGTCGTTGTTGTTCATTCTTACGTTGTCAAAAGTTCCCCTCGCCAAGGTCTCGTCTGCATATGACTTGACGAATACTGCTGTCTCCTTGTGCTGACTCATCAGTGCCAGTGCCAGGAAACTGAGGTATATCCTCTCCGTGACCTCTGGGAATGTGAATCTCTCCAAGTCACTATGTCTTCTAATGACCTTGGCTTCAGATACATACTTTAAAAAGGGTGTTAACATACACGTATTTATAGGGCATATGCAACGAAATTTTATTCTCACAGACGTAATGAAGACTGGAGATCATCATTCATACGAACAGTTCATTGACACACATTCACTGCACGATCAAACTTTCGAATACACCGGGGAGTATTACACCCTACACAACTACGACCTGGACGGTTACGACAGGAAGTTCGCATTCATAGACATGAGGATACACAACAACAGGCTCATGGACAACAAAGAATACAAACAAGACTTACTCAGTAGATTAGAACTGTTACACCAGCAAGGTTTCACATTCATACTTGCCAATCCCTGGGAGTCCATGGACAACATCAAGTCACAGATATTCGTAACCGGACAGCAGATGAAAGAGATAGACCTTCCATATCCTTATCACACATGGACTGGAGGAGTGTCATGGTTCTGGAACTACATGTACCATAAACACAAAGACAACAAATTCAATGTCACGCATGATCACAACGGCAGTTATTGGCACAAGATACACGAATTCCTTTATCTAAACAAAGCAACCAGAGAACACAGAACAAAACTATACAACAAATTATTACAGGAAAATGTGTTGGAGAACAGTATATACACTTTCGTTAATATGGAACCGTCACGTAGATTACCTAAGAAATATGAATTGCCTGGTGTAGAGCCCAAATACTATCCACGTTGGGGCAAGGATCAAGACATCTATGAACTGCCATACACAGACACGGTCTGTTCCATAGTTTCAGAGACCAACGACAATGACTATGAGGTGTTCATGACAGAGAAGATATGGAAACCCATAATGGCACAACACGTCTTTGTGGTGCATGGTAATTATTTGTATCTGCAGAAGTTAAGAGAAATAGGATTTAAAACATTTGGTAGTTGCTTTGATGAAAGCTACGACCTAGAACAGGACCCCGACAAACGTATCAACAAGATTGTTTCGTTGTGCAGGGAACTTAAAGACCCTTCGACAGAACTTAAACATGGCCACAAGAAATGGCAGGACATCTACCTACAGACCAAGGCACTGCGACAACACAACTATGACACTATGTTCGATAAAGAAAAGTTAAGTTTGGAAATTAATAAGACGTTGAATCTATTTCTTGAATTTGCTGATAGCCGTTAAGTTACGTCTACTGAATCCCAATCTATCTACCAGTTTGACAGCATTACCCGACTTGTCCACAGCAACGAACCCTTCAGGTTCCGTTACCACCAATCCACCGTCTGTCTGTGAGAATGATCCTATAGCCATCGCTTGATTCATCTTCTTGAGAACGAAACCTTTCATCTGCTGTACGGCCTTGTAGAAAGTCAGCATGGCCTGTAACGGTTTCTTGGCCTTGCTCAGGAACACGGGCATCTGTTTCATCTTGTCCTGTCTCAACTGCAGGGCCTTCTGTGCCTTGAGTCCTGACATCTGTTGTTGCATTCTGTCTGCGTAGAACTTTTTGAATCCTAACAGGAATTGGTTAACGTTGTTTGGCAACTCGCCCTGTTTGACCATTGCATTTATGTACATCTGGAACATGGGCACGAAGTCCGTGTTCTGTCCCAACACACTTGATAGATCCCTTGGCACACTGTTCAACAGTGTCTCCAATTTGTCAATGCTGTTGTAGAACTGCTGTGACTCATCTGCTGTGAACTTGGCACTGCCTGACACGTCCTTGTACGATGCGTTGTCAAAGAAAACGTCTGGACTCAGTGCGAACGAACTTACATCTGCCCCACCTTGTGCATTCATGCTGGCAAGTGTGTCCCCCACATATGTCGTGTGGAATATGATTCCTAGTTTAGCTCTGTCTATCTGTTTGGCTAGCTCGCCATCTTCGGGAACTGCATATGTTATTGTGTTGGGTGTGAAAGTCAGGTGAGGTTTACCGTCTATGTTCTTCCTCGTGATGCCCTCATCTGTGTACAACAAGTCTCCCTGCACAACACCTGGTATGTTTAATTTCTTTAGATGTACGAGACACTTCAATAGTTTCTGTCCCAGTTCCTCTGTGCCATGATTGGTAGCTATATCTTTCTTTGTGTAATTGATCTTTGGTGTTTTTGAGAACACTGACTTGGTACCCACGAAGAACCGGCCGTTGTCTGGATTGGTACCACACACCACGGCAGGTGCTCCATCCCACTTGACTGACACACTCATGGCCTCTGAGCTGGTGCCTTTGAGTGTCAGCAGTAGTCCCCTGAAGTATTCCACGACAGCCTGCCCGCCCACATAGCCATCCGTGATTATGATGTCCTCTATGTGTTCCAGGTGAGTCCTTTTGAATTCTGTAAGGACGTCTTCTATCAACATGATTAATCCTCTCGGTATTCGCCGTCTTTGATTTTTAGTACATTTTTCTTGATGTCTTGGTTCTCTTTGATGCGAGCGACACCCTTTGAGAACTTACTTGCATCCATGTTCTTGATCGCTGAATTGAATTTCTTCTCCAGTTTGAATGCTGTCTCCTGGTCGAAGTTCTCCCTGATGTACGTGATCAGTCGTATGGTCGACTCCAGTATGTGTGAGGCCCTGCTCTCCACAACCTCTTCCTTGTCCCTGTGCAGGGGCATTGAGCTCAATTCTTCTAATAGACTTCTAGTATTTTTTTGCATTGTAGGTATTTACTCTTTATTGTAGCACAATTCTAGCATAAGTCTACTCATTTTACTTTCCTGTAGATGAAATACTTACGTTGGTTGCTGTCATCACGTATGTCCAGCACTTTTAGGTTAAACATCTCTGATAATTCTATGATAAAAGGCACGTTCCATGCAAAGAACTCTATCCACTTGGCCTCTGGTTTGTTGTGTTGCACACCCGGGTTGACCCTGAAGAACATGGTACCTCCGTCCGCTAACAGGTCCACACACCTGCCTATCTCCGCAAGTATCTTGTCCCTGCTACCAAAGTTGATGGAGCCCAGGCACATGATCACATCAAACTTCTGATCAGTCCTGTATTCCAGTCTGCCATGGCACCACCCAGTCCGGGTAGTAGTCCTATGAATGATCCTATCATTCCTCCTCTGATGCTGTCCTTCCAACACCTGACTGTGTCCCTAACACCTTGTTTTAAATCTTGCCAACTGCCATGCTCTGCATTTATAGTGGCAGTCTGTTTCCTGTTGAACCAACCGTTCCATAGCTCTGGTATTGCAAACAAGCCTGCAACGTAAGGCAGTATCTGTATGCCATCTTCTAGATATCTCCAACCCATAGTGAAACGAGGTACGTTGTTTACGTCAACTCCTACCAAGCCTATGGTAACACCTATCACTATTGCCAATGCACTTCTAACATATTTCCTAGTGGACACGAAACCCACAGTGACAAATGCTAACACCACCAATGCCCACAGTTCGGGTATGCCCATGTACATGACAACTTTTGTGTAGTAGGGCAGGAACAAGAATGTCAATGATCCAAAGAACAATCCATTCACCGTGCTTGATGTTATGGCGGCACTCAATGCTCTCGTTGCCTCACCGTTCTTGGCCATGGGGAATCCGTCGACCATTGTTGCGGCCGCGGAGTTGGCTCCGGGTATGCCTAGTAGCACACCACTGAACGAATCACCGGTTGTAGATGAGGCAACGACAGCAACACAAAAGATTACACCAAGGTAGGGGTCTCCCACGAAGTATGGCATGATCCCAAATAGTGTTATTAAACCTGTTGTTGCACCTGCGGCCGGTATCAGGCCAATGATCAAGCCGTAAACGATACCTGCCAATAATATAGCAAATTCCATAGTTATCAATGTTTGGGGTTAGTGTTGTGAACTTCACTGGGAGCGTTACAACAAATTATGTGCAAGTAATTATCATACACTATTAAATACTTTTATGAAACTGAGTCCGCACAAGTTCGCACAGTACAGGATACATCATGAGATCGATGTGGACATGGATGAAGAGTTCTGGCCCATGATGGGCATACTGTTCACCATATGGGGAGGGTGGACCGGGGTCGTACACTTCTTGGACTGGTTGGCCTTTGATGCCATCGTCTGGTGGCTTGAACCACTCACCATCGTACCTTTATTGTTCCTGTTAGTAATGAAGGAGCGATTTGATTCCCTCAATCCCTTGCACTGGTGGCCCATGGTATGGGGCTACAAGATCAAGTTACCGGATGACGAGAGGATAACCATATATCCCATCAACGGTGAGGACCTGGTCAAGGAACACGGTGGCCCTTTACACGTACACATAATAGATTACGAACACATCAAGTTCCGTAGGAAGCAGGACGCTGTGATGTATGCTCTTAGGAATTTCTAGAAGGCTTGAACACGGTACCGTACTTGCTCTCGTACAGTTCCAGTTTGTCTGACAGCTCTTTGACGATCTGTCTGTACTCGGCTATCTGCACTTCGTGGTTGCCCTGCTGTGCAATCAGCATTCTTATCTGATTGTCCTTGTCCTCGATGGCCACGGCCAGGGCCTTGATCTGGTCAGCATTCTTCATTACTTCCCCTGTCCGTTGTAGGCCTTGAAAGATCTCTTCTTGTCCTTGTTCATAGAGGATTTCTTGATCCTGCTGTGACTCTTGCCCTGTGAAGTCTTCTTCTTGGGTGGTTTAGTGTATCCGCTTGAGTTGTTTAACATAGTTTTATATTATAGTAGACATAATCTTTAGTCAAGTGTATAATGTAAATAATAACATGATCAAATATCAACTGAGATGCAGATGCACACACGAGTTCGAGGGTTGGTTCCCAGACAGCAAAGAATACACAAGACAAAAGAACAAGGGCATGATCAACTGTCCCATGTGTGACAGCACGGCAGTGGACAAGGCCATAATGGCTCCCGCGGTCAAGACCTCCAAGAAGAACGAAATACCAGAAGACTACTTCGTCATGGGAGAGAGTGCTGATGACATCCTGAGGAAACTGAACCGGAAGATCAAGAAAGACTTCCAGGACGTTGGTAAGAACTTCGCCAAGGAGGCCAGGAAGGCACACAAAGGCAAACGAGATCAGAAGTTCTACGGCAAACCCACCAAGGAAGAGACCAACAAACTGTTGGACGAAGGCATAGACCTGTTCGCGGTGCCGGACTACAAGGACAATTAGTCGCATAAAAGTTGATCTTCCTGCCGCGGTTGACTTTCTACACGTCCTAGTATATAATTGTAAACATGGAACGTAGGATAACAGAGATTGAAACTCCAGAGTTACGTAACCATATAACACAAACCAAGGAAAAGGACACAATATGCTAAAAAGTATGTTCAATACACTTTTTCCTTCTATTAAAAAGGAAGAAAAAACCATGGCAAACTCAACACAATACGTTGTATACACAAGAAACTTCAAATCAAGAG